TCGCGAACTGCCCGACGGCTCGTACTGCCACGACACGGACGGCGATGGGTGGTGCCACCCGGATTGCCCCGCATGCCCTCTCGACTGCCCGCACTCCCCCTGCCCGGTGCCCTACGACGACGCCCCCACCCCACCCCCCGCCGACGAGAGCGCGGATGTCGAGGACGCGGCCAACACGACGGCCCTGTTCATCGCGGCGCTCGATGCTCTGGACAAGCCACTGAACGCGTTGGCCGACATCGCGCGTCGAGCCGTCGATGCCGTCAGGCCAGCCATCACCTGCATGCGCTGCTATGCCGGGTTCACCACGATCGACGGGTTCGCCGTCCACCGCCGGGACACGTCATGCGGCGACCCCGAGCGTTCCGCCGCCCTGAAGGAGGGACCCCGATGAGCGAGCGGTGTGCGGGGGCCGGATGCACGCTGGAACCGGCTCACCCGTTCCACATCCCCGGCCATTCGACCTATCTGCACGACTTCGTGCGACGCCCCGCACCCACCCCGCCGACTGCGCACGTCCACGAGTGGTCGTATCTCGACGGCAACGAGACGGAGGGCACGGAGAGCGTCTGCCGGTGCGGTGCCGTCCGCGACGACGAGTCCGGCTCCCCCGCCCCGCCGACCGACGAGGCGCTGCGGGCGCTGGTGGACGGGTTGAAGGCGAAGCACGAGCGCGGCGATTGGGCCGACGGAGAGTACGGCTCCGGCGGGTTTCTGCCGTCGGATGACGGTCTGGAGTGCCACACCTGCGGGAACTGGTGCGACATCCCGGCCACCCTTGACCGCATCCTCGCCGCCGCCCGCCCCGCCGGGCTGGACGCTGCGTGGTCCGAGGTGGAGCTGCTGCTGCCGAGGGGATGGCTGCTGAGTCTGGAACAGGTGTTCCCCGGCGAACACGCCTCAAAGTGGCACGCCGACGCGATGAGCACGAGTGACATCACGGACGGCTCAGACGGCTGGGGTTCCACCCCCGTCGAAGCCCTCACCAACCTCGCCGCCGCCCGAGCCCGCCGGGGGTCGGAGGGATGAGCGGGTGGAGGCATGAAGGACCGATGGACGTGTGTTCGTTCATCATCGAACCGCCATCCCCTGATCTGTGGCTGGGCTGCGGCTGCACCGACCCGACACCCGACCCGGACTCGCCGTGTGGGCAGAAGGACTCTCCGAAAGGACTGCCGTGCGGCGCGACGGCCTCCCACGACTGGCACGATCGCCGGATGTGGGAGGAGGAGCCCGAACTGTGGCATCCCCACCAGCCCACCCGCTGCCTGCGATGCGGACACGCCGTGGTGCCGCGATGAGCCTGCCGCGACCGGAGCACATCGACCGGCTGGCGATCTGGGCCGTCCGGTACGCCCTGGGCCGGCGCACCTATGCCGTGGCGGATGTGGTGGGCGCCCTGACGGCGAACGTCGCCAGCCTGACGGCGAACACCCGCGCCGTCATCGTCCGGGACATCACCGAGGCCGAGGCGCGCGACGGGCTGGGCGACCCCCGCGACGCCGCGGAGTGGATGAACCTCCGTGAGGTGCTGACCCGATGAGCGATGAGCTGCTGACGAGCGCGGAGGTGCGCAGCATCCTCGGGGTCGGGCAGAACGCGCTGACGCGCTACCTGCGCGAGATCCGGCACCTTCGTCTCGGCAACCCGAGAACGGGCCCGGTCCGGGTCAGGCGCGCTGACCTGGAGGCGTGGATGGAGCGGCGCACGGTGGCGCCGCAGGAGGAGAGGGATGGTCAGGAAGCACGGTCACGGGACGATCTACCAGCGATCGAGCGACGGCCGCATCATCGGGCGACTCCCCGACGGCCGCGGCGGGCACCGGTACGTGTCGCGCCCGGATCGGCCGGGAGCACGGGAGGAGGTCCGGCGGGAACTGGACGCGATGCGGAGGGAGAGGGACCGACGGTCCTCCGCTACCGTGCGCGGCGGGGAGCGGGTGCGTGACGTGACCGCCACCTTCCTCGCCATCGCCCCCCGGCGCGTCCGGGCCCGCACCCTGGAGGGCTACCACCAGATCGCGCGGGACCACGTGCTCCCCAACCTGGGCAGCATCCGCATCGCGCAGCTGGACGCCGCCGACGCGCAGTCCCTCGTGGACCGGATGACCGCCGCCGGGCACGCGCCATCGACGGTCAGTAACGCGCTGGTCCTGCTGTCCGCGGTGCTCCGTCAGGCGATGCGCGACGGGCTGGTGGACCGCAACGTCGCGTCCCTCGCGGTGCTGCCCAAGGCCCGCCAGCGGACGCTCCCGAGCCTCACCACCGACCAGGTGAGCGCGTTCATCGAGGCCACCCGTGGCGAGCGGTTCTGGCCCGTCTGGACGCTGGCCGCGACCACGGGCATGCGCATCAGCGAGGTGCTGGGGCTGCGCTGGGAGGATGTGGAACCTTCGGCTGCCGACCCACGGCGGCTGCGCGTCACCGGTCAGAACCGGCGCGGTGCGATCGTGGACACCGAGGACGGGCCGTATCGCGAGTGGCACCGGGACGGGCCGAAGACCGAGCAGTCACGGCGGCTGGTGCCGCTGTCACCGTTCGGCATCGAGGCGCTCGAGGAGGCGCGCGGCGCGGCTCGCTCACCCGTCCACGTCTTCGCCCGCGCCGACGGTGGCCCGGTCGACCGGAGCGCCGTCACGAAGGCGTTCCACAAGGCGCTGACGCGGCTGGGGTACCCGTCGGTCCGGTTCCATTCGCTCCGGCACGCGGCGGCCAGCGGGATGCTGGAGGCCACCCACGGCGACCTGCGCGCGGTGTCCGCGATGTTGGGCCACCGGTCGATCAACACGACGATCCAGATGTACGGCAAGGAGGCCGATGAGGCCCGCGAGCGCGCCGCGGAGGCGTGGGGTCGGGCGCTGAGGAGGGCGAAATGAGCTGGTACCGGGCTGTCCTGTTGTCTCGGCTGGGCGCGCGGCGTCTCCGCGATGGGAGGGTGCTGGCGTTCACCGGGCTGGTCATCGGGAGCCGCGCGGTCGGCGTGGTCCATCTCGTCGAGGAGAAGTGATGAGCGGAGCGGAGCGCATCGCGGCCGAGCGCCGAAGGCAGATCGAGGTGGAGGGCTACGACGCGGAGCACGATGCAAAGCAAAAAGCGGCGCTGGTCTACGCCGGTATCGCCTACGCCATCGCCGCGCTAGAACCGTCCGGGCCAAGTTACGCGGCGTGGGACTGGTGGCCGTGGAGTAGTGAAGCGTGGAAGCCGACAGGCGATGTGGTGCGCGACCTGACAAAGGCGGGGGCACTTATCGCGGCCGCTATCGACGCTGCGGAAGGTGCGAAGTGACCAGGTACACGTTCGAGAAGGTCCAGCTTCGGTGGTCGAAGCGTGTCCCGTGCTCCGAGTGCGGCAAGAAGCTCAGCCGGAGCAAGACGTTCATGCAGACCGTCAACCCGTGGAACGCCCACCCCGACGGAACGCCGAGGACCTATGAGGAGATCCGGGCCAACGTCATCGCCGAGGCGAGGGAGTGGGAGAAGAAGCCTGAGGCGTGCAGTCGATGGCCTACAAGCTCACCGAGTCCGGAGCCCTGCGCTGCATCCGCATCGGCCGCTCGGTCCGGGTGCGACCTGCCGACCTGGACCGGTTCATCAACGTGAACGAGCCATGATTGCACCCGGAAGCGCAAGCAGAGGTCCCGACGAATGACCGGAATCGTGCTCAGAAACGAGACGAGACCCCCGGTGATGGAGACCGGGGGCGTGCGAACGGGCGTTCCATCCGGAGCCACGTTCCATGGTCACCATCAAGCACCCTGTAGCCCTGCCTGTCCTCCGTCTCCGGCATCCGTCTGCACCGGAAAGCGAGAGAAGGGATGAGCGCCCGCGGCTACCGCCCCGAGAACGTCACCGACCACCAGCGCCGCTGCTGGGACGCGCTGCACCGGCACAGGAACGTCCGCACGGCCGCGCTCGAGCTGGGCATCAACGGCTACTCGCTCCGCGACGCCTGCGAGGCGTACATGCGGCACATGGGCCTGTCCGGGCCGCTGCCGTTCGTCAAGGAGTACCGGCAGCGCACCGACGCCCGCGAGCTCGTGGAGACGCGCGCATCCAACGCCCGGCTGTCCGAGGAGAACGCCCGGCTCCGGCTGACGATCGAGCGGCTGGAGGCGCGCATCGTCGACCTGGAGGCGATGGCCCATCCGTGGGTCGGGGTGCATGCCCGGCTCGAACGCATCGAACGGGCCGTCAGCGTGCCGCGTGTCGTCACGCATCGGCGTCAGGCCGATGGCGGGGTCGGTGGCAAGCGGGAACGGAAGCCCCGACCGATGGCGATCCCGGCATGACCACCCCCGTCCGCATCCAGCTCCGGCGCTCCAAGGGCTGGCGGATGCCTGCGGGCGCCGTCAAGGTCGACCGGACCACACCGTTCGGCAACCCGTTCGTCGTCGGCCGCGACGGGACCCGCGAGGAGTGCGTGCGGTGGCACAGGCTGCTGCTCCACGGCTACATCCTGCTGTCAGGCCGGACCGGCCCCGGTGAGCTCAGGGGCCACATGCACTGGGTCTACCGTCACCTGCACCTGCTCCGGGACGCGACCGCCCTGGCCTGCTGGTGCCCCGAAGGCGCTCCCTGCCACGCGGATACCCTCATCGAGGTGCTGGCAGCCGTCGAGGCCGAGCGGCTGGACGCGGCACGCCGGAGACGCGCGGTGTACGCGCAGCGCCGACGGTTGGCGGCATGACCACCACCCCCGGCCTCCGCTCCGTCGTCGGCAGCCTGCTGGCCCACGTCCGCGACTTCGGCACCCCCGAGCCCGACACGCCCGAATACGCGGCGTTCATCGACGGCTGGGGCGACCGCCTGATGAAGGCGTCCGGCTACTTCCGCGAGCAGGAGCGGCTGGCGAGGGTGATGCCCGTCGTCTCGGCCGCGGTCGGCTTCCGGGACGGTGAGCACCTGGACGGCCGGCCGTTCCGGGGCGGCGACCTCGTGGAATCGCTGCGGAGGGCCGGACTGTGAGCGGTAGGCTGCTCGTGACCGGTTCCCGCGACTGGTCCGACGTCTCGGCCGTCGATCGCGTCATCCGGCACCATGCCCCGGATGCGCTGATCCACGGCGCCCAGCGTGGCCTTGATGCCATCGCCGCCGACGTGGCGTTCCTGCTCGACGTGCCGGTCATAGAGGCGTACCCGGCGTGGTGGGAATGGGAGGGCAAAGCCGCGGGTGGGCTGCGGAACCAGCGGATGCTCGACCAGGGGTGTCCTGACGAAGCTGTGGCGTTCCCGCTGCCGTCCAGCCGAGGGACATGGGACATGGTCAGACGGTGCGAGCGGGCGGGCGTGGCGACATGGGTGGCTGACCGATGACCGGCTTCACCCTCCCCGGCCTCGTCATCGTCGCCCTGCCGCTGGCCGTGCTGCTCCTCGGGCGGCGGCTCATCGGGTGGGATGGGGTGTGAATCTCATGACCGACTCCCCGATCCATCGCCTCACCGTCGGGCAGCGCCACGTGCTGCGCACCCTGTTCGACTGCGGCTGGAACTACGCCGAGGCGGCCCACCGGCTCCAGAAGTCCGAGGCTGCCGTGCGGCGCATCATCCCGCGCGCCGTCCGCCGAGCGAAGGTGCCGTCGTCACACCACCTGACCTACTGGCTCCGGGCCGAGGACGAGGCGGCATAGGTCCGTTCTGGACACCTTGTCCCCCCTGGGACACGCGTCACTCGACGCCCGCCCCGCGCGCGCGCATCGTCGGGAGCGTGAACGCCTCGACCGGTTCCCACGTGCTCCTGGCGCTCGCGTCCGTTCTCCCCTCCTCGGGCCGCTGCCCCGCCGGTGCTCGGGTCGCCGGCGGGGCGCGCTCCCACTCAGAGGCCCCCACGTGGACCTGATCACCTTCGCCTGGTTCGGCGGCCTGTGCTACGTGCTCGGCGTGGTATCGGGGAAGTGGCTGCTGCCCTGGCTGGTCGACCACTACCCGCTCATCCGTGACCGGTGAGCCGCCCGCTCCGCGCCAGGGCGACTACCGATACGCCCGCATCGGCGCAGCCGCTGCGCTGACGGGCCTGCTGTCCCTGCTGTTGATCACCGACGCCCTGAGCAAGGACTACGAGGCCCCGCTCCCGATCGCGTTCGGCCTGATCCTCGCCATCGGCGGGCTCCTCTCCGTCGACCTGGCCGCCTACATCAAGGGAGGCACCCGATGACCACCCAGTACATCCCCGACCAGGTCACGCAGCGCGACGGCTCCCCCTGCCAGTGGGCGAACTGCTGGGCCGCGCTCGGCGCCTGGCTGCACGACGGCGCCACCGGCGGCACGGCATCGGTCACCCCGACCGAGTTCCGGCGCCATGCGGGTGGCGGCTCCGGCCGCGCGAACAAGCCCGGCTGCCCGAGCGGCTTCGAATCGGACGTCGTCGCGGGCCTGCGCGCCCTGGGCGTCAAGGCGTCCATCATCAAGGTCAGTCCCGCCGACGCTCGCCGGCTGCTGAACACCCCGAGCCGCGCGCTCTACGGCATCTCCACCGACTTCGACCGCTGGCCGGACGCGAAGGACTGCGCCATCGGCGACTTCGACGGGAACCACGCGATCGGCTACATCCCCGGCCTCTCCTCCCCGGGCAAGCCGGTGATGAACCCGCTGTGCAAGGGCTACCAGAACGTGTCGCTCAACACGGTGCTGGCGTCGGCTGCGAAGTTCGCGAAGGACCACGGCCGGGTCACGGATGCCGGGGCCGCACAGATCTGGCTCATCCGGGTCCGGAGACCTGCCCCGCCCCGCCCGCAGGTCGACCCCGCCCAGACGGCGCTGGTCGAGCAGCTCCGCGAGCAGCTCGCCGAGCGTGACGAGTGGATCGCCCGGGCCCGCGCGCTCATCGCCGAGCTGGGGACGCTGGAGGTGCCGACGTGACCCGCCTGCTGGCCCTGGCGGCCTCCGCGGCCGCCGTGGTCCTGTCCGCCTTCCTGGCGGGGTTCATGGCCGGCGCCTTCGCCGAGCTGCTCTGGTACGACGAGGAGGACTGAACCATGGAAGCCGCCATCCGCGCGATGCTGAAGGACCCGGCCTTCGGCCTGCCGATCCTGCTGCTGCTCATCGTCCTGGTCGCCCACGTCGCGGTGTACCTGCGCTCCGTGGCCCAGGGCGCGACGCCCATCATCCCGAGCCTGCGCGTGTTCTCGGCCGATATCGCGATCGTGCTGCTGTCCGCCCTGATGTTCGCGATGAGCAAGGCCGTGACGCTGTTCACGCCCGATGAGGGCACCACCATCGCGGGGCTCGACGTCGCACCGGTCTACGCCACCGTCGGGCCGCTCGTGTTCGGTGCAGCGGGGCTCGGCCTCGCGGGATGGCTGCTCGTCAAGAAGGCGCAGGCCATCCGCGATTCCGTCACGCCGCCGCCGTGACGGTGGCCGTGTCTGACAAGCTTCGACTCACGCCCCGCCAGTCGATCGTGGTCCAGCTCCGTCTGCGCCGACTGGGACGGCGAGAGATCGCGCATCAGCTGGGCATCAGCCCGGAGACCGTGCGGGATCATCTGGACGACGCTCGTGCAGCCAACGGCTTCGAGGACGAGACCGCCCTGCTCATCGCTGCGGACCGTGAGACGCGACGGTAGCGTGGGGGGGGGCCCCTCCCCGGAGCGGCTTCCAGACCGGCGCTCGGCAATCTCTACACACAGGGAGCGCCGCACGGACCGGCGGTACCACTCGTCGCGCTGGCAGCGCGCTCGGGCGGCCGTCCTGCGCCGCGATCACCGGGTGTGCCAGGTCGTCAAAGGCTGCACGACACCCGCCAACGTCGCGGACCACATCCGTCCGGTCCACCCCGGGATGCCCGACGCCGAATTCTTCTCGCTCGGCAACCTGCGCGCGTCCTGCCGGAAGCACAACATCGCGCGTGGGTTCGCGGCGCAGCTCGACGGCACCGACGCGGCGCCCTCCGCGATCCTGACGGGCGACCTCTCGTGACCATCGCTGTGGCTTCCACGTCACGCACCCGGAGACCGAAGCCGCCCTCGCTGGTGGGCAGTCCCTCTCCCCGCCTCGCTCCGCCCGTCCCAGCGAGGTCCGACGTCCCGGCGCTCGTCGCCGTCGCCGAGTCGATGGGCATCCGGCTGATGCCCTGGCAGGAATCCGCGGCGCGCTACCTGACCGCCACATCGAAGGACGGCATGCACCTCTACCGGGAGGTGTGCATCGTGGTGGCCCGCCAGAACGGCAAGACCGCGCTCATGAAGCCCTACATCGTCCAGGCGCTCAAGGCCGGCCGCCGGGTGCTCCACATCGCGCAGAACCGGGAGCTGCCACGCGAGATGTTCGGGCTCGTCGCCGACGCCCTCTCCGCCGAGCCCGACCTGTTCCAGACACGCAGGGGCAAGATCATCTGGCCTCGGTATGGCAGCGGCCAGGAGGAGATCCTTCTCAAGAACGGGGCCAAGTACCGGATCGCCGCATCGAACCGAGGTGGAGCCCGCGGCAAGGACGCCATCGACCTGCTCATCATCGACGAGCTCCGGGAGCAGGTGGACTGGGACGTCATCAGCGCGGCCGAACCGACGATGACGATGTCGGCGGACCCGCAGACCGTCTACCTCTCCAACATGGGCGACGACGATTCCGTCGTCCTCAACTCCCTCCGTGCGCGAGCCGGCCATGACCCGCATCCGCTCGGAGCGGGACCGTTCGAGCCGGATGCGAGCCTGGCGTATCTGGAGTGGAGCGCAGCACCGCACCGGGCCGATGACGACCGCGAGGGATGGGCCGAGGCGAACCCCGCGCTGGGGCACTTCCCCCAGGTCCTCCGTGAGCTCGAGCGCACGCACCGCGCCCGGAAGGCTGACGGGCAGATGGGCATCTTCGAGACCGAGCGGCTGTGCCGGCGGTCGCGGACGATGCGCGAGCCGCTCGTCGCGGTCGCGACGTGGGTCGCCTGCGCCGAGCCGGCGCTCCCGCCGCCCGTCAAGCCGTACCTCGCGGTCAGCATGGACCCCAGCGGCGGCAGGGCCAGTGTCGCGATGGCCTGGCGCTTGGACGATGGCCGGGTGGCGCTGCGGATGCTCGGTGACTTCACGGGCAGCGCGGACGGCAAGCCCATCGACACGGACAAGCTGGGCCGGATCATCAAGGAGCAGGCCCGCGAGCACAGGGCTCAGGGCCTCGGCTTCGACCCGATGACCGACACCGCTCTGTCCCGCTTCGCCGACCGATCCCATCCGATCAGCGCGACCACGTTCGCCAACGCCTCGGCGCGGTTCGTGACCGCCATCGCGGCAGGGACGCTCCGCTGGACGGACGCGGCGCCCGTCACCGAGGACCTGCTGTACACCACCCGCAAGGTGAACGACGAGAAGGGCAGCTTCGAAGCTGTCCGCGGCAAGGACGACCGCCCCATCACCGCCAGCCTCGCCGCCATCCGCGCCGTGTGGCTGGCATCCGATCCGCCGAAGACGAAGCGGGCCTCGTTCTGACCTCCCCATCCATGGGGATAGGCGGACCGGGCCGGTCACGCTGAGATTGGCTTGATGATGCTCTCCGCCGAGCAGGCCGTGACGCGAGCCCAGAAGCTGCACGAACAGCGTGAGGCGGAGCGGCTGCGTCTCGACGAGGTCCGACGGTACTGGGTCGGCCGTCAGAAGCTGCCAGCGGTCATCCCCGCCGCGTCGCCCGACGAGGTCCGTCTGCTCGCCCGCCTCTCGCGGGTGAACGTGGTGGGCATCGTGGTCGAGAGCCTGGCACAGAGCCTGGCCGTCGAGGGGTTCCGGGGCAAGCGGCAGCCGGACAACACCGAGGTGTGGAGCATCTGGCAGGCAAACCGGCTTGATGCTCGGCAGTCGATCATCCACCGCGCCGTCCTTGCCTATGGCGTCGCCTACGCCGTCGTGACGCCGGGCTCGCCCGCTCCGGTCATCCGGGGCCTGTCGCCGCGGCGCCTGACCACGCAGTACGAGACCGTTGACGCCGACTGGCCGACCTACGCGCTCGAGCACCGGTCTGGGAAGTCCTGGCGTCTCTACGACGCCGGCGGCGTGTACGAGCTGACCGGTGACAGCGGGAGGTTCGAGTTCGTCGCTCACGCGGAGCACGGCGCAGGCGTGACGCCGGTCATCAGGTACCTGGAGGTCCAGGACCCTGACTGGGATGACGAGCCGTCCAACGAGAGCCACACCGGGGCCTATGCCGCGGACCGACAGGTCATCGGCGAGGTCGCTGGCCTGATGACCATCCAGGACCAGATCGACCTGATCACGTTCAACCTGCTCGTGGCCCAGCACTACGCCGCGTTCCGGCAGCGGTTCGTCATCGGGTGGCTGGCGCCGGACGAGCAGACCCGCATGAAGATGGGCGCCTCGACCTGGCTGACGTTCGAGGACGAGCCGGACAAGGTCAAGGTCGGGGACCTCGAGGCGACCCCGCTGGACGGCTACCTGGCGAGCCGGCAGGCCAGCTTCCGTCAAGCGGCCTCTCTCTCGCAGACGCCGGCCCATGAGCTGATCGGGGAGCTCGTGAACCTCTCCGCCGAGGCGCTCGCGGCAGCCGAGGCCGGACGGGATCGCAAGGTCGCCGATCGCCAGACCACGATCGGAGAGGCCCACGAGCAGACGCTCTCCCTGGCCGGGAGGCTCGCCGGCATCACTGTCCCGCAGGATGCGCAGGTCGTCTGGCGTGACACCTCGGCGCGCAGCTTCGCCGCCACGGTCGACGGGCTCGGGAAGCTCGCGCAGATGCTCGGGGTCCCGCAGGACGAGCTCTGGGAGCGCATCCCCGGTGTCAGCCAGCAGGACGTGCAGCGTTGGCGCACGGAGCGCCAGTCCCGTGCCGCGGCCGCGGCCGGCTTCGGTGCCCCGACGGTCAGCCGGCCAGGGGGCGCATGAACCGAGGAAGGGCCCGACAGGGCCTTCGTGACCCATCACCAGTGTCCCCCGCCATGGGGGTTCACACCACCCGACAGGGAGGAAGACCATGACCGAGGAGTCCGGGAAGACCGAGGCCGCCGCCGCCGACACGGATGGCGCGGACGAGGCCGCCGTGGCGACCGTCGACCACGAGGCGGAGGCCGCCAAGTGGAAGGCGCTCGCTCGCAAGCACGAGGCCGACGCCAAGAAGAACGCGGCAGCAGCCAAGCGCCTGGGAGAGGTCGAGGACGCCGACAAGTCGGAGATCCAGCGAGCCACCGACAAGGCGGCCGCCGCAGAGGCACGGGCCATCGCAGCCGAGCTCAGGGCCGACAGGCTCGAGGTCGCGGCCGCGAAGGGCCTCTCGCCGTCACTGGCGGCACGGCTCGTGGGCCAGACCCGCGAGGAGCTCGAGGCGGATGCCGACGAGCTGCTGAAGGTCGTTAAGCCGGCAGCCGGTGAAGCGACCAAGGACACCACCCAGCAGGCAGCGAACGGAACGGCCGAGCGTGGCCGGCCCCGGGAATCCCTGCGCTCGGGCACGGCCCCCCAGGTCGAGCCCGAGGAGAACGACCCCACCAAGCTCGCGGCACTGATCCCGCGAGGCTGATCGAGTTAGGAGACTTCGATGGCCTTCCTGAAAGCCGAGCGGATCGTCAGCACCGCGCTGGGGCTGCTCGCCCGCGAGACCGTGCTCCCCCGCACGGTCTGGCGCGACCCCGTCGGCGACTTCGCCGGCGCCAAGAACGACACCATCAGCGTCCGTCTGCCCGCCTATGCGCCCGCGCGGACCCGCGTCCTGCGCTCGGGCACGTCGCGAACGAAGGACACCCTGAACGAGCGGAAGGTCGACCTGACGCTCGACGTCGACATCTACAAGGACGTCGGCATCACGGACGAGCAGTACAGCCTCGACATCGTCGACTTCGGGGTGCAGGTCCTGAACCCGATCATCGCCGGCGTCGTCCAGGAGATCAGCTCCCAGCTCGCCGCCGAGATGTCCGGTGCGACCTACGCCCGATCGATCGCCTACACGTACTCGTCGGGCAACGCCTGGACGCAGATCATCCTCGCGGCACGCGAGTACCTGAACAAGGCGCACGTGCCGATGAGCGACCGCTACCTCGCGGTCGGGGCCGCCATCGAGACGGAGATGCTGTCCACGGACCTGTTCGTCAAGGCGAACGAGTCCGGCAGCGCGACCGCGCTCGCCGAGGCTACCCTCGGCCGCAAGGGCGGCTTCACGATCGTGTCCGCCCCCGAGCTCCCGCCGAACGAGGCGTATGCCTATCACAAGACCGCGTTCGCGCTGTCCAATCGAGCGCCTGCATCGCCGGTCGGACAGTACGCCGCGCAGATGTCGTCCGGCGGCTTCGCCATGCGCCTGGTCCGAGGCTTCGACCTCGACACGGTCGAGCACCGCACCATCTTCGACTCGTGGCTCGGCACGGCCGCCGTGACCGACGAGGGCTACTTCGACGGCGATGGCGTGTGGACGCCGGCGACCCTCGACGTGGGCGCGGCGGTCACCCTGGCCACGTCCGCACACGCGGACGACATCTTCGACACCGCGGCGGCGCACGGCTTCGAGGCCGGCGACCCCGTGGTGTTCACCTCCCTGACCGGCGGTGATGCCTCCACGGCCGCCTTGATCGGTCGCGTGGTGTACGTGATCGCCACGAGCCTCGGGTCCCAGACCTTCCGGGTCAGCCTGACCCCGGGCGGTTCGGCCTTCGCGTGGGGCACCGCGGACATCTCCGCGGGCACCGTCCGCAAGGGCGGCGCCGCTCAGATGGTCCGCGCAGTCAAGATCGTCGGCTCCTGATCGGGCAGGCGACACGCAGCCATGACCGTCCTCATCACCAGCGAGCAGCTGCAGGCGCGGCTGGGCGCTGACCTGGCCGGTCAGCCCACGGCCGAGGCGCTCATCGAGGACGCCTCGGCCGTGGTGCGCCAGATCGCTCGCACCGATCTCGGTGACCCCGTTCCCGCCGTGATCGTGGCCGTCGTCGCGCAGATGGTGCGGCGGGCCCTCCAGAACCCATCCGACCTCGAGTCTGAGACCATCGGCGACTACTCCTACCAGACGCGCTCGGGCATGAACGAGGCCACGAAGGGCAGTGCCCTGTACGTGACCCGCGAGGAGCGGCTCCTCATCCGTGAGGCCGCAGAACGCCCGGCGGTCATCACCATCCCGTCCGACACGGGCCTCCTGGACCCGTGGTCCACCGCGACCGACGGATGAAGCTCCCCCACCGGATCCTGATCGAGCGTGCGACCGCCGGCGCCGAGGATGAGCGCGGCATGCCCGGGCAGACGTGGGCCACGCTCGCGGACGGCATCCCGGCCTTCGTCCAGCCGCTCCAGTCCGAGGAGCTCGCGCAGCTCTCCCAGGGCGGACCGGTCGCCAGCGATCACGCCATCTACCTGCTGCCGACGGACCTTCGCGAGTCCGACCGCATCCGCTTCGATCCGTCCGACGGCCGCGTCTTCCAGGTCGACGGCATCCGCGACGAGGCCGGCCTCGGCCACCACCTCAAGGTCATGGCTCACATGGTCGAGGCGCAGTGATGGCGCGCGGGAGGGTCCAGGGCCCGAGGTTCAAGAAGCTGCGCGGCCGCGCGCTCAACCGGAACCTCCTCAGCCAGGGCATCGTCCGTCGGCGGACCGGCAAGGGCACCTTCGTCGACCTCGACGTGTCACCGCTCTGGACCGCCGTCGCGGACGGTGTCGCGGCTGCCGCGGCCGAGCAGCTCGCCGATGCCACCTCGCACGCTCCCGATGACGAGACCACGCCCGGCAGCCGGATCCAGGACTCCGGGATCTGGGGCGTCTATGGCTTCGGTGGCCTGCTGGAGACTGGCGGCCCGGGCGAGTGGCGCAAGCCGCGATCGTTCCGGCCACAGCGCGAGGGCATCGACGCGGTCATCAGCTTCAAGAGCGGGCTCCACCACCTCCATGAGCTCGGCACGGTGTACCAGAAGGCCCGCCCGTACCTGGGCCCGGCCCGCCTGCGGATGGCCGACCGGCTGCCCGCGATCCTCGCAGCCCACTTCCCGAAAGGAGGACCCGACGCATGAGCATCTGGAAGAACACCGGCGCCGAGCCGGTCGCGTTCCGTGACGACGCCGGCAAGCGCATCGTGGAGCCGGGCGGCACGTTCGTCCTGGCCGGCGACCAGCACGCGCCGCTCGCGGAGACGATGGGCCTCGCCCGCCAGCCAGACCCCGAGCCGGTGGCGCCCGACGCCAACCTCGACGAGCTCCAGGCTCAGGCCGAGGCGCTCGGTGTGAAGCCGGCCAGCCGTCGCAAGGCCGACGTCCGCGCCGCCGTCGTGGCCGTGACGGGCGAGGCCGAGCGAGAGCCGGTCTGACATGGTCGATCCCCTCGGTGCCGCCATCACCCTGCTCCGATCCGATGCGGCCGTCGCCGCCATCGCCGGTGTCAAGGTGCGTGGCGAGGTGCTCACCGGGGAGGCACCACCGCTCGTGGTCATCGTCGAGAACGCCACCACCCGCCGCCCGTTCGGACCCGGCTCCGGTCGCATCGGGATGGCGTTGTCCACCCTCGTCGCCCGGTGCTACGGCCCGGATGCGACCGGGGGCGCCATCACGGCCCGGCAGCTCGCGGGCGCCGTGAGCGATGCCTTCCACGGGCTGCCGCCGACCACGGTCGGCACGAAGTACCTCGCCCGGGGATACGCCCCGGAGATCGGCGGTCTCGAGAGGGACCCGATCACCAAGTGGCCGTTCCACCCGGTGACGGTCGACATCTACCACGCGACGGAGGCCGTCGCCTAGCCCGGTACGCCGGGAGGAAGGGACACCACGGTGCCCGTCAACGCTGTCACGCCGGCGCTCTTCGTGATCGGGCCGGCCCTCGTCTACTACCGCGCGGTCGGCGTCAACACGCCGTGGACGTCCGTCGGCGCCACCCTCGACGATGCCGTGATGCGGCTGCCGACGTCGTGGGCCGGCACGCAGGAGCAGCTCTCGGGTGTCATGGGTCCGGTGATGGGCCTCGACGTCCTGACCCGCGTCGGCTGCGAGATCGAGTTCACGCTGCCCGAGATGGCAGGCGAGAAGCTCGGCCTCGCGATCCCTGGCGCCGTCTACACCGCCCCTGTCAGCGCGGACGCCGGCGGCTCGCCGCTGAACACGACCCTTGCGGCGGCCGCCGCCGCGGGCGCGACCACGATCAGCGTGGCGTCCGCGACCAACGCCGCCGTGGGTGACTACGTCCACATCGCGGGCGCGGCCGGCGTGGAATATCGGCAGATCACGGCGATCAGCGGCACGGACCTCAGCTTCCGCGACCCGCTGCTCTTCGCTCACGCCAGCGGCCAGGTCGTCAAGGAGGCCACCGGCGACAACCGGTCCGTGGTCACGATGCCCACGGTCCGCCGCCAGCCGGACAGCGCCTACCGCGAGTGGGCGCTGGTCTCGGAATCCGGGAAGTCGGGCGTGACGGAGCTGCGCATCCCGCGCGCCATCAGCCAGACGACCGGCGCCGAGGTCACCATCGGTGACGATGCGATCGCGGGCCTCCGCGTCACCATCGCCGGCCGGCTGGATCCGACCAACCTGCAGGCGTCGATCTTCCAGCTCTTCGCTCCGAACCCGGCCTGATCGTGGTGGAGCGCACCGAGGACCTCGGCCTGGCCGGGGTCCTCCCCCTCACCGTTGGGGGCGCCCGGCGCGACGTCCCTGTCCTGTCCATCGAGCAGTCGGAGCGCTGGCTGCGCCATCTCGGCACGCTCGCCGAAGGCATCACGATGCCCGAGCGCCTTGGCGACCTGTTCACCGTCCTGGGCCCGCGGCTCGTGGATGCTGTCGCGACCTACGAGACGTTCGGTGCCTGCCCGGAGATCTGCCCGGACCGATCCACGGCGCCGGGCCCCGAGCACGCCCATGCTGGCGTCCTGGGGGGCGAGGCAGAGATCCGAAGGCGCATGACGAAGCGCGAGCTTCGCGACGCATTCGAGGCGATGGTGCTCGCAGAGAACCCTTTCGCGACGGACCTGCGTTCGGTGGTCGAGGCGTCTGGGCCCCAGCTCCGGGCGATGGTCCCGCTGCTGGTCGCGACGCTGGCCGAGCGGCTGGTCCAGGCGAACTGGCGGCCTACGCTCTCCGGGAGTGGGGACTCGACCCCGCCGCTCTCCGGCGACGGCTCACCCGGGAGCAGCTCGTCATCCTCGCCCGGTACGACCAGCGCCGACGACACGACGAATGGCGGGAGCGCCGCGACGTGATCGCGGACGGCGTCGCGTTCGGGATGCTCGAGGCGCATGGCAGGGTGGGGCGCGATGCACGACCGTGGGCCGCCGCCTCGGGAGCCAAGCGATCCGACATCGTGACGGGCCTCTCACGGCTCGCGCAGCGGCCGGGTGCGGAACGTCTGGCCCCGATCCCGTTCGCTTCCTCCGATGGTCCCGTGACCACCGGTCTCGATGTGGCTGCGGAGATCGCGCGCCAGCGGGCGCAAGCGATCGCCGGGCGGGTGCACTGACATGGCAGGGCTGTCCATCGGGGAGATCTGGAGCGCGCTCCGGGTCGACGGATCGAAGGCGAAGGCCGACGCCGCCAAGGCGGGCGGCGAGGCTGGGGATGCCGCGAGCAAGGAGATGGGCAGCCGCCTCAAGAAGGGCGCTGCGGTCATCGCCGGGGCGCTGTCGGGGGCCCTCTCCGTGGCGCTCATCGGCCGGTTCGCCGCGCTCGAACGGGCCACGGCGAAGTTCCGCCAGGAGACCGGTTCCACGGCAGAGGAGGCCGAGCGGGCCGGGCGCGCCATCAACGACATGGCCGGGCGCAACCTCCAGCCCGTCGAGGAGATCGGCGACACCCTCGCGCGGGTCACCACGGACCTCGGGCTGACTGGAGACGAGGCGTCACGCACCGCCGAGCAGTTCCTGCGCTTCGGGCAGGCGACGGGCCAGAACGCGGCGCAGGCGGTGTTGGCGTTCGACGACATCCTCGATGCCTGGGGTCTGACGGCGCAGGACGCGCAGGGCGTCATGGATGCGCTTGTCCTCAGCCATCAGAAGTACGGCGGCTCGATCGAGGAGAACCAGCGCACCCTCGCGGAGCTGGCGCCGGCGCTGACCGCCGCGAACCTCTCATGGGAGGACGGGGTCGGCATCCTGAACATGTTCAACGCGGCGGGCGTCGATGCAGGCTCCGCCGTCACGGGCATGCAGAAGGCGCTCACCCAGGTGAAGTCGCCCGAGGAGCTTCAGGCGCTGCTCGATGACATCACCGCGACCGAGGATCCGTTCCTGCGGGCTACGAAGGCGGCGGACCTGTTCGGCACGCGGGCGGGCGCGAAGCTCGCCACGGCCCTCGGGAACGGCGGACTTGACGACTATCGCGTTAACCTCGACGAGGCCGCGGGCGCCACGGACCGCGCCGCGGACGCCAGCAAGACGATGGTCGACCGCATCCGCCAGGCGTTCTCGGGGTTCATCAGCTGGTCGGTGGACACCCTGGGACCGGCCGGACCACTGCTCACCGCGGTGGGATCGCTCGGCACGCTCTTCGCCCCCGCGCTCTCGAAGGTCTGGAAGGCGCTGGTGGGCAACGCGGGTATCAAGGGTGCCATCGCGCTGGCGGGGGCAGCGGCAGGCGGGGTCTACTCCGCAGCCGCAGCGGGCGTCTCGCTGCTGGCGACGGCGTTGTCCGGGGCGTGGGCTGCGATGGGCCTGCCGACCTCCAAGGCCATGATCGCTGCCGTCACCACCGGGCGAGCGCTCGGACTGGCGGCCGGCGCGGCCGCCGCAGCGGCCATCCTCACGATCCCGTTGATCGTCGCGGGCGACCGCGGTCCGACCGAGGATCCAATGTTCCGTATCCAGGAGATCGAGCGTGCGCTCCAGCATCTGCGCACGCTCGATCCGACCGCCTCGTGGGGGACAGGAACCGTGGCGGACACCATCGCGAATCTCGAAGCCCAGATCGAGGCGCTGCGCGACGGCAACGTGGATCTGGCGAACTCGATCCGCGACCACGGCATCCCGGCGATCGAGGACCTGGGCAGGTCGGGGGAGGACGCAGGCCGAGCGCTCACCAAGGACGTCTGGGGCCTCATCAATGGGATTGGCGACCAGATGGCGGAAGGCATGGGCGAGGCAGGAGAGAGGGGTGGCCGGTCGCTCGAGCAGGGTGTGCGACAGACCGTCCCCCAGATGCGGGCTCAGTGGCGCCAGATGGCGCACGACCAGGTGGGGATCATCTACCTCGGGATGCGCGAGTCGGTGGACGCGATGCGGACCGGTGTCGTGGACATGAAGGACCGCGTGAGGACCGGCAAAGCCGCGATCGTCGAGCAGTTCCGCGACCTCGCATGGCAGAGCAAGCACCCATTCCGCGAAGAGAACTACGCCAAGTGGTTGGAGGGCCGCTACCAGGACGCGATGAACAAGGCGGAGCGCGCCGCGAAGCGCGGCAAGCCTGGCGTCGCGGCGCAGTACCGCCAGCTCGCGGATGAGATCAAGGCCGAGATGAACAGCCTGCCGGGCGTCGCGGCCGAGAACGCACGCAGGGCGATCGCGGCGCTTGCTCCGCTAATCGCTCGGGTGGGCACCATCCCCGAGATGTTGAGCAATGCGATCTCGGGAGTCTTCGGCGGGCCTCGCGTGCCGGGCTTCGCCGACGGAGGAGTCCCACCGCGGACCGGCCCCTTCTGGGTCGGTGAGCGCGGTCCGGAGCTGATGACCCTGAACCCGCCGCGTATCTACGACGCCCAGACCTCCGCTGCGATGGCCATGGGCCCGACGCAGGTCGTCGAGCACATCCACCGTGCCGATCGCGAGACCGTCCAGCTCGCCCGCGACATGGGTGTCCCGCTCGGGGACGTCCTCCTCGCCGCGGAGCGCTCCGCCGGCGCGTCGTACAGCGAGCCCCGGAGGTTCTGAGCGATGGCGATCAAGAGCAGGTCCATCGCGCTCAAGCGATCCACCCGGCTCGCCAAGGAGGGCTCGTTCGAGGCGGGCGCCGGCAAGGACGACCGCCTCGCCATCGGCATCCTCTCGAGCGACAGCCGGCGGCAGCGCGCCTACGCCCGCCTGGCGGACAACCGCTTCCCGGCGACGTTCTGGGACGGCATGTTCAAGGTCGACCGCGTCGAGCTCTGGGGCTACAAGGTCTCCTACTACCGGACGACCGAGGGCGGCCCTGGCCGTGTCCGCGTCCGGCGGGCGACGGCCGGCCAGGCGGAGGGCACGAGCCCCACGCTCTCCTCGAGCAACGGCGGCGGCGCCGTCTGGCCCGGCCCTGCGACCCACGCGGGATCCGAGGTCCGGGGTCCGGCGATCCCCTCGGGCACCGGGAAGTGGGTGAAGATCGCCGACGTCACCACCCCGTCGAAGGTCTGGTGGCCGCAGTCGCTCGGCGGGACCGGCTCGAAGGTCAACGGCGACGACATGCTCGGCCTCGTGCTGGCCCAGGACGGCGACGACTGGTCCGGCAGCCCGGGCTTCACCAGCACCACCGACAACGTCGAGTTCGCCTCGGACGACTGGGGCGATGGCTCCAAGCGCCTCGAGCTCCGCGTCTTCTACGACGACAACCGCCCGCCGAGCACCCCGACCGTGACCAGCCCGGAGCCGGGCAGCACGGACGGCGTGGTGGTCGGCACCACGGCGGGCACCGAGCTGTCGGTCGAGTACACCTACGCCGACCAGGACGGCGACGCGATCGGCGCCCACGAGCTCGAGGTCTACCCCCAGAGCGTCACCGATGAGACGGCGACCACGGCGAACCGCACGGCCACGACCGGCGCGGTCGCGCCGGGCGACGCGATCGCGTTCCTCAAGTACCGGGCGACCATCGCCAACCTGCCGGCGAGGGCGGACCTCCGGTACCGGCTCCGGGTGCGCGACGCGCGCGGCGCCTGGTCGGGCTGGACATCGCTCGCCGACGGCCGCTTCCAGACGGCCCACCGCCCGGGCGCGCCGCTCCAGTCGGTGATGACGACGAACCCGGAGGCGGTCACGATCGCGGGCACCCTCAACGGCCCGGGCACGATCTCGGGCTGGGAGGGCGAGTTCTACCGCGACACCCAGCAGGGGTCCGTGACCCTGTGGGCGCCGGGGATGCAGGACATCGGGGGGGCCTCGACGCGCTCCTCGGTCCCCTGGGCCGGCGTCCAGTTGAACGACGGCGATGTGGTCCGCTGGCGCCACCGGCACCGGAACGAGGACGGCGTGGTCGGTGACTGGTCGTCCTGGCTGACCACCACGATGCGGACGCCGGTCGGCACCACGATCTCGCCGGCGGACACGACCACCAAGCTGACGACCCGGACACCGACGCTCACCCTCACCTTCCCCGAGGCGTCCGACGCGTACCGGCTGCTCGTCCGCCGCAACGGCGAGCAGATCTGGGATTCCGGCACCGTGGCCTGCACCCCCGGCACGAGCGCCTCGGCCGTGATCGCGGCGGCCGCGGGGCTCACCTGGGGCGACACCTTCGAGGTGCAGGCGGCGGGGCGCCCGAGCGGCACGAGCGCGGCGCCGGGCCCCTTCGGCCCCTGGACCACGCTCTACATCACCACCCTGCCCACGACGTCGATCGCGGCCAGCGATGGCGACGTGGCGGGCTCCGTGGTGCCGACCACCGACATCCTGTGGGAGACGCCCTACCTTGATCCCGACGCGGTCCGGTACGGGGAGACGCCGGCGGCCAAGGAGCTGGAGCTGCGGGTCGCGGCCAGCCCGCCCGGCTCGGGGACACGGATCACCAAGCGGACCTCGGTGTCGCGCATCCTCGAGGCGGAGCGCACGGGACGCCGGATCCTGGCGCTCACCGATGCGACGGGCTGGTCGGCCGCGTCCAACGTCACGGCGGACACCGAGGCGATCGCGCCGACCGGCTACTCGGGGAACAGCCTGCGCATCCGGGCGACCGGCGGCAGCTCCACCGACCGGGCGGCGACGTACACCTTCCCCACGCCGCTCGACCTCTCCGACCTCGGCGACGGCGCCGTGCTCCGCATCTGGGTCCGCTGCACGTCGACGACGAACCTCACGCGCTGGGACCTGCGGCTGCGGACCGATTCGGGGAACCTCGTGCTCTACGAGCTCTTCGCCGCGGCGGGCACGCCGGACACCTGGGTGGAGATCGCCGTCCCCCTGGGGAAGACCACGAGCGGCTCCGGGACCGTCGACTGGTCGAGCATCGCCAGCATCCAGTTCATGGCGGACGTCTCGGGCGCGTACACCGGAGACCTCCAGGTCCGGGACCTGCGCATCGGCACGGTGCGGACCGCGAAGGACACGCCCGATGGCCACATTGCGTCCGAGGCCTTCTACGACACGCGGGCTCGCTTCCGTGACAACGCCGACGGGAAGATGCTCACGACGCTCGCGGCCGCGGTGTCGGCCGGGGCGACGAACGTCAAGGTGAACAACGTCGTGGGGATGTCGGTGGGTGACGAGCTCACCATCGGCACGACGCACCCGATCGAGACACGCCGCATCACCGCCGTCGGGACGTCGGGCTCGGGTGGCACCGGGGTCACCGTCGCGGAGGCGTTCGACTTCAACCACGACAGCGGCAAGAACGTCCGGATCTGGTACTGGGGCCCGTGGACGCCCTGGCTGACCGTCAAGGCGTCCCTGCCGCCCGAGGTGGCCGCGGACACGCCGGCGGATGCCGCGGTGCTGGCGGACCCGACGCCGGCGCTCGCCCACACGTACAGCAGCCCGGGCAGCAAGGCCCAGGCGCTCCGGACCACACGTCTGTACCGGCGCCTCGGGTTCGCGAAGCGCGTCGCCGCGATGGCGCCGGCGTCGTGGTGGCGGCTGGGCGAGGCCTCCGGGTCCGTCCTCGACTCGGCGGGATCGATCGCCGGGACGGCGGGCGGCACCATCACGCGCGCCACGGCCGGCGCCTTCGGGGCCCTCGACGCGGACGGGTCCATCACCCTCGGATCGGACGGCTACATCCAGTTCGGCGACGTCCACGACTTCGGCGGCACCGACCCCTTCACGGCGGCGATCCTCATCAAGCCGTCCACCCCGTTCCAGGTCGGCGACCGGATCTGGAGCAAGGAGGGCACGGGTTCGGGCTGGGCGGTCCGGCTGACCGGCACCAGCGGAGCGGTCCGATTCGAGCGCTTCGATGGTGCGGGTTCGGACTTCATCGCGAGCACCGATCTGCTCGTGGCGGATGCGTGGAACCTGGTCATCGCGAAGTACGACGGGAGCACGCTCCGCCTGACCATCAACGGAGGCACCGCGGTGTCGGGCGCCTCCGCGCGCAGCAACCCCGGCAACACGGGCCAGCTGCGGATCGGCGCCAACTCGGTGGGTGGCAGCTACCTGTCCTGCCCCGTGGACGAGGGCATCATCTGGACGCGCTCGATCACGGCCGCGGAGGAGGCGGCGCTCTGGGCCGCGATCACGGAGACGCCGACCGAGGAGCTGGTCGACGAGCGCGATGCGAGCGGCGCCGGGCTGACCGACACGGTGGTGCGGCTCCTGCTCGCGGACGGCGGCACCTATGGCTGGGAGAAGACCGCCTACGACACGGACGGCCTGGCCGACACCACGGCGCGCCGCTGGTTCCTCGCGGACCTCACGGCGCCGGCGGCCGTGGCCGACCTGGTCGCCACGGCGGACGCGGCCTCGGGCGCCATCACGATCACATGGACGGCGTCGGTCGACCCGTATCTCGACCACTACCGGGTCTACTGGCGCAACGGCGCCGGCGAGCGGATCCGCATCGACGGCGGGCCGGCGGAGGTCGATGACGGGCGCGAGCCGCTGACCGAGGCGACCTTCACCTGGTATGGCGGGCGCCTGGGCGACAACGATCTCGAGGTCACCGTGCACAACGGCTCGCAGGAGTCCGAGCCCACGACCGTCTCGGTCAGCCTTGACCCCATCCGCGCCGGAGCGTGGGCACTGGTCGGGGACGATGAGGACCGGTACACGTTCGCGTTCGACCCGACGCGCGCACCACGGGTGCACAACCCCCACATCGAGACGATGCGACCACCCGGTCGACGCAGGCCGGTCCATCTCCTGTGGGGGACGTCGGGGAAGCGGGTGTCGGTGACCTTCGCCTACCTGCCGTCCGAGGATGGCGACCTCGCGACGATCGTCGGCGAGCTCCTCGAGCGGGGCGTCGCGACGTGGCTCAAGGCGCCCGAAGGGTACGTCCAGGACCCGCTCCGCGTCCGGACGGTGGATGCCCGGGACGAACCCGAGACGGGCGGGTGGGTGTCGGTCAGCATCGAGCTCGACGAGGTCGCGATCGATGTATGACGTCGATGCCGCGGTGCTGGCCGCGATCCGGAGCTCGCACGTCACGGTGCTGGCACGCGTCTCGGCGCTGACCGCGGACGGCTCGATCGTGGGCACCTGGGGCGCGGGCGACGAACGCCTCGAGGATGGCTCGGTCACCTTCGACCGGACGCGCGCGGCGCGGCGGTCTGCGGTCCTGACGCTCGCGAACCCGACGGGCGACCTGGCACCCAGGGAGGCGGGGGACCCGTTCTTCACCGGCGAGCGGATCCGGTGCGAGCGGGGGATCGTGCTGCCGTCCGGCATCGCCTGGATCCCGCTGTTCGAGGGCGTGGTGACCGACTTCCGGGCGACCAGCACCGGGCACCTGGCGGTGTCGGCGCAGGATCCCTTCTGGCTGTGCCAGCAGCCCCTCGGGGACCTGGTCACCCTCTCGACCGGCACGCGGGCGGAGGACGCCGTCAGGACGTTCCTGGAGCCTGTGCTGGGCGATGACTCCCCCTGGTCGCTCGACGGCTACGGACGCACCCTGACGGCCCCGCGCTCCTTCCTCGAGGACGATGACCGCCTCGCGTCGATCGTGGGCCTGGTGAGCGACCTGGGGCTCGAGCTGTACGCGGACCGGCGCGGCCGACCGGTGCTGCGGCCGCGGACGGACCCGACCACGGCGGCCACCGTCCGCACGTTCCGGGACGACGAGGACGCCTGGATGCTGGAGCTGTCGCGCTCGGGTGCCCGGCTGCCATACAACCGGGTCATCGTGGTGAGCGCGAGCCCGTCGGGTGCCGTGCTGCGCGCGGAGGCGGAGGTCACCGATCCCGCATCGCCCATCCACCGGGACCGGATCGGCCTGCGCACCGCGCCCATCCATCGCTCGGCGCAGATCCCGGACCAGGCGACCGCCAACGCCGTGGCCCGGGCGCTGCTCGTGGAGTACGCGCTCGTCGTCGACGCGGTCGGCGGATCCGCGGTCCCGGACCCGACGCTCGACGAGGACGACGTCGTCGCCTTCGAGGACGAACCGAGCGGCACGGCCGGCCGGTATCGCATCGACCAGGTGACGCACCCCCTGGCCATGGGGCCGATGTCGCTCGCGACCACCCGGGTCGCGCCGATCTTCCTGACCGCATGAACGCCGAGCTCATCCGCCGGCTGCACCGCATCGTGGATGCGCGCATCGACGCACGCGATCGCGACCGCCCGCGCCTCGAGCGGCTGCGGGGCGTGGTGACCGCGGTGTCGCCGCAGCTGCGGGTGGTGTCGGCCCGGCTCGACGGCTCCCGGCGCGAGCACCCCTTCATCCCCTACGGCGCGCTGCCGGTCCAGCCGGTGGTGGGCGACGAGGTCGTGGTGGAGCGGACGCGCGACGGCTGGGCATTCCTGTCGGACGTGCTGGGCCGCGATCCCATCCGCTTCCCCCACCCGTCCGACTGGGGCGTCACCGGGCTCGGGGTCAAGGACGACACCGACGCCCTGGTGCGGATGTTCGAGGACGGCGGGGAGGGCATCCTCATCATCCCCGAGGGCTCCTACCTGGTCGCCCACGCGGGGGCCAATGCCGGCGGCGTCTCGGCGTACCTGGACCGGAGTCTGCGGGTCATCGCCTCCTCGAGGGCGCGCTTCTTCACCGACGGGCTCGACAACGACATGATCGGCCTGTCGTGCGGGCCCGGCATCGCCACGGGCGACTGGATCCAGGTGGACTGGTGGGGCGGCCACTTCGACATGCGCCGCCAGAAGGGCTCCACGTCCAAGCCGTTCGACGCCTACTACCCGGCGGTCGACCAGGGCGAATCGGCGACCTGCGACGGCCTGTCGTTCCATGGCACCTACACCCGGAGCGGCACCCCCTACGTCGGCATGTTCGCCCGGGTCACCGCGGCGGTGTTCCACGCCGGGACCCACTGGGAGACGGGCGGCGGGGACAGCGCGATCTACATGCAGGCGCGCGGCGAGATCGTCGGGTGCGACTTCACCGGGTGCCGCGACCTCGCGGTCTATGGCTCGGGCGATGGGACCGGCCTGGCGTACCCGATCACCGTCCGGAGCAGCCACTTCGTCAACTGCTTCCACGGGGCGGGCGTGAAGCGCGGGGTGCGGGGCTTCCAGATCCTCGACAACGACTTCACGAACTGCGTGCGAGCCATCACCATCGACCCGGTCACCGAGCACCTGATGCAGGGCATCGTGCGCGGCAACACCGGGCGTCGCTGCAACGTCGCGGTGCACCTCAACTACTGCGAGGATTCCGTGGTCGTCGAGAACCTCTTCGAGGACGCCGGCGCCACGACGCAGGACGGGACGCCCGAGGAGCTCGCGGTGGCCATGGCGGGCGTGAAGCTCCAGGCATGCACCCGGGTCGACGTCATCCGCAACCGGAACATGGGCGTGGACGCGGCGTCCGCGGCAGCCTGGTCATCGGACCGGCCCATGCTCGTGGCCGGTGCGATGAACCCCGGCAGCGGCAGCGTGGCCAGCACCGACTGCCGCTTCGAGCGCAACCGGGGGTCGGGCTGGAAGTCCGTCGGCCCGGCGGACGACGCGACCAACGTGTGGATAGACAACACCGACCCGACCGCCACCACGGCGTCGGTGGCCACCGGCGCCACCTTCGAGCGGGCCGGGACGTTGCCCACCGCGGCCGCTGCCTACCGGGGGAAGACGGTGATCGTGGCAGGCGGCGCAGGCGTGGCCGATGCCGTGTGGGTGTGCATCAAGAACGCGGCCGACGCCTTCGAGTGGGTCCAGGCGGCGTAGGCTGGCGCGGGCTTTCCGCGCGGAAGGAGTGAACGATGGCAGCAGAGCGCCTCGAGGCGATCGCCGACGAGCGGATCCGCCTGTGGCAGGCCGTGGATGTGAGTGATGCCCGGGCGTGCGTGATCGAGGGCAACACCTTCCTGGACTGCCGGGCCATCGTCGGTCCGGGAGAGGACGCGCAGGCCTGTCTGGGGTCGCCTGGCGCGGCGGCACCAGGGACCGTCCGGATCTCGATGGCGCCCGTGTTCTCGTGGGGCTCGCCGCTGGCCATCGAGCCTGAGCCGGGGATCACCATCACCATGGACTTCAGCGGTGGTCCGATGGTCGTCCGGACCAAGCCACGCTGGTGGCAGCTGCTCGCTTGGATCCGCGCGTTCCGCGACCTGGCCCGGATGCCGGTGGAGCGGTAGGATCGGACCCTGCGCCGGTAGACCAGCTGCAGAGGTCTGCGAAGCCCGCGATTCAGGGCTAGTGGGTCAAGCCGAGGGGAAGCTCTCACCTCATCGCCCGGTCATCCGGAGCTGGGTGGCCACCCAGCCGGCGCAGGTCGCGACCGGAAAGACAGGAGCCCCACCCATGGCCGATGGATGGGGCTCCTGCCGCGCTGACCGGACCCCGTCCCTCACTTAAGTGGACGTTCTGCCCTGGCCGCGGCAGGCAGATGGCTGATCCGGCTGGGGGCATGCTACCACCACGGGTGGCACCGGACGCCGGGGACTTCCGGGGTAGGCCAGGCTGTACCGTCGGGGCTCGATGCAGCGGCGCACGGCGCGGACCTGCTCGGCGATGCGGCGGACCGTGGTCGGGTCGGACGGGTCCTGCTTCATCCGTCGGTGTACAGCCCGGCACGGTCGCGGACGCCGGACCAGTGCCCGGCGGCGTTGTAGCTCGCGGGCTGGCGTCGCATCCATCCGCCCTGTCGGTCCGCCGTCCCCCACGCGGTCTCCGACGGCACGACCAGCACCTCGCGAGACGCCCCGTCGCCGAGACGATGCAACAGCCGTTTCGGGATCTGGGCGCCCGTCACCGCCGACACGCCCGCCTCCAGCCGACCCTCGACATTCGAGAGGGCGATCCCGAGCGCATCGCTCCAGAACCGGTGGCCGGGCGGTCCGGCGATGAACGAGACGGAGACCTCGGTCCGCCAGTTCGGGACCGTCGGCGCGTGTCGCGTGAGGACCGCGCGCGTCTCGGCCGTGAGCCCACCCAGGAACGAGACCAGCGGTCGGTTCTTGAGGTCGGCATAGGCGCCACCGTGGTGCACCATCAGGGCGAGCCGGTACAGGTCGGACCGCATCGCGGGCAGCCGACACGCCCGGACGGCGGCGTGCAGCCGGTCTGTCGAGGGCCCGAGGTCCTCGCGTTCCAGCGCCGCGCGATCCCAGACGCGCACGTCATGCGCCGGGTGCAGCCGACGCCATCCGTCGATGGTGGCCGCGACGTCGTCCGGCGGTGGCGCGCCACCGTCAGCAGGGTCCAGCCAGATGGTGTGGAGGACACGGGGGATGTGGGCGACCCCTCCGGGCGTCGCGATCGTGTCCAGCACCATCCCGCTGGCGACCGTCCGGCGCGCCCATTCTGCATCGCGCGTCACGACGTACATGCGATCGGTGTCGCCGGTCACCGGATCGGTCGCTCCGACCGCGAAGACGTGGTGGTCCGGCAGCAGTACCGGGTACCGGGCCTCGAAGTCGCGCCCGAACACGCGGTAGTGGTGTCGCACATGCAGATATCCGTGCAGGTGCACCACGGCAGGCCGCAACACTCCGGCGCCTCCTCGGCTCTGGCCTCACCCATCCCAGGCTCCTCCATCACACCTTCGTCCCCCCGTCCATCCGCATTCCCGGCTACGTACACAACCCGTGGCCCGGTGACGTTTCCATTTCGCTCACAGACCTTGCGTGTGCCATACAGCTGACGCGACCATTTGCCAACATCCCGACTCCGAAGGAACCACGGACGCTGGTGATGGAGGGACGCCTGGATGGATGAGCTGGACCCGCGGGTGCGGGCGATCCTGGATGAGCACGAGGCGGACGCGGTCATCGCGGAGCTCATGCTGACCGTCTTCGAAGCGAAGGCGCTGGCACGGCGGAGATTGGCCGGGCTGGAGCCGGTGCCCGTCCCGCGTCCTGCCGCTCTAGCTCTTCTGCATCGCGCACGGCATCGTCCAGGCGCTCATCGTCAGTCAGCGGCGGGTTGATCAACCACGCGGGCGGGAGCGATAGCAGCCGCGCGAGCGGCTCCAGCTTGTCGCTCGGCACGGGGCGCTCGCCCGACTCCCATCGCGACACCGTGGAGATGGACTTAGCGCTGTAACCGAGCGCCTCGCAGACGGCCTCCAGGGTGAGGTCGCGACGCAGGCGGGCGCGCTCGATCCAGTAGCCACGTCGGCGTCTGGTCGCGAGCTGCTCTTCCTTGGTCGCCATCACGGCAGAAACTAGCCGGAGTGGCGGATGGTGGACTGACATGCACCCGTCCGCTTGACAAGTCAAAACCTTGTCGGCTAGTGTACGCCAATGCGGCAAGAACTTGTCACCCCCACCGATCCGGTCGGCCTCCGGCTCAAACTGGCCCGCATCCGGGCGAACCGGAAGCAGTACGAGGTCGCCGCCAAGGTCGGCGTCTCGGGCACGATCCTGTCACGCATCGAGGCGGGCGTCATCGAGCCGAAGCCCGACCTGCTGGTCCGTCTCTGGGCCGAGCTGGGCGGTGAGCCCGTCGAGGCAGTGGCATGACCACGGACACCCTCGCCCGGTATGTGGTCGCCCATCCTCGCAACACCGAGTGTCGCTACCGCCACGGCCCCGACGCGTATGTCCGCGCCGACGATGGCCGCCCGCGTTGCCGCGTCTGCCAGGTGCGGCGCCAGTCCGGGAAGTACCGAGCGACGGGGGTGCCGGCCCGGGCCACGAGCGCGCGCATCGGTCAGGCCACGGCCACCAAGACCGAGCGCAACGCGGCCATCGTCGCGGGCATCGCGGCAGGCCGCATGGCCTCGGACGTCGCCGCCGAGCACGGCATCTCGCGCGAGCGGGCACGCCAGATCTGGACCCGTGCGACGGGGCTCCCCGTCCCGTCATCGGGTCAGCTTTGCCGCCGCTGCGGTGGCCGGTTCGTCGGCGACCCGGGCGAGCACACGAAGGACCCCGACCACCTGGCAGCCATCGACCGGCGCAGGGCGATGCGGCGCGAGCGGACCATCCAGCGGTGGTGGGACTCGCTGATGGTGGGCGACTGCTGGGAGGGCCCGCGTAGCTCGATCGGCTACGCGACCTCACCGCTGAGTCGTCCCCGGCAGGGGGCACCAATACGTCTGGGAGACGCTGGTCGGTCCCATCCCCGCCGGCCTCGAGCTCGACCACCTGTGCCGGAACCGAGCGTGCGTCAACCCCGACCACCTGGAGCCGGTGACCCACGCGGAGAACATCCATCGGTCACCCATCCACATCATGTCGCGGATCTCGATGCGCCGCCCGCAGCTACGGCGGCAGCGTTCGACCCGCACCCACTGCAAGCACGGCCACAGCCTTGCGGACGCCTACGTCTCGGATGGCTACCGCCAGTGCCGCCCGTGCCAGCAGGCCGCCGTGCGCCGCTATCAGGAGCGCCGACGTGCCGCTCGCATGACCACCCCCGCCCCCGTCCCCCAGGAGGCCGCATGACCGCCCGCGCCCGCAGCCCGCGCCTGCCACGCCACCGGATGGCGCCGGGGCAGCTGACCCTTGAGAGCGCGATGGCCCGCGCCCAGCAGCGGTACCCGGAGGCCGTGCGCTTCCACCGGACCCGGAACGCCGAGCAGGTGCTCGCGCTCCTCCCCGGTGGCTCGCAGGTCCCGGCGGCACCCGCGGCCGCGAAGGCGGTGGCGGCGTGAGCAAGACGCTGTCCGTCGGCGAGATCTGGGCTCGCGAGCACGGGCGCCCCTTCCCAGAGGCGGACGCGACCAACCGGAGCATGTGCCGCATCTTCGCCAGCGCCCATGAGGAAGGCGCTCAGATCGTGCTCGACGTCACGCCGGAGATGTTCGAGGCCATCTTCCTCGAACTGGAGGCGGACGCCCCGTGCGGCATCTGTCACCGGAACCCCTGCGCATGGCAGGCCGACCCGAAAGCGGCCCGCGCATGACCGCCTACCAGTTCCGCCCCATCCGCGGCCGCCGCTTCGACGGGTGGCGCCTGCTGGGCACGGGCATCGTCATCGGTGCCGGAGCGTTCGGCGCTGGACTGCTCGTCGCGATCGCGTGGGCCGTCTCGCTGCTGCTCCCCGCGGCCGAGAGGTATCTGCCGTGAGCGACGAGAAGCGCGGCACCCAGCCAGAGACACGCAACCCTTTGCTCGCGCTTCCGGCCGCACGAGAACTCGCAGCGCTTGCCGCGAGCGACCCCCGTCTCGGAATGGCCGTTCACCGGCTGCTGCGCCAGTTGGGCGACCAGGCGCATGAGCGGGCAGAGGCGAGCTGGCGCCAGCGCAAGGGACCGATGGCTGCCTATTGGCGTGCTGTGTCGATCTATGCCCGGCACGCCGCCGCAGCATCTCGGAAGGGGAACGCATGACCGAGGCACGGGACGCGCTGGCGACGGCGGTCAGGCAGGCAGGTGTCGGCAGGTTCGGCGCCGGGTGGGACAGTCGCGCCGTCGATGACTTCATCGACGCCATCCTCGCCGCCCTTGACGGCTGGACCCTGGTCCGGACGGAGGACGCGGAGGACCCGTGCCCGTGGTCATGGCGTGGGCTGCCCTGCGCCCTGCGTCGAACGCATCCGTCACCGCATCACATCGTCGGTGAGCAACCGCAGTTCGCCGCCATCGAGGCGGACGGGGCGGCCGGAAGGGTCATCAACCGGCAGACACCCTCGCCGAACGTGCCCGGCTGCACCTGCGACCGGGACAACGAGGACACGGAGGAGCCGTTCCCGTTCTGCGACATGCACGAGGAGCGGTTCCGGCCCCTGCGCCGGGAGACGTTGGCGCTGCTGGTCATCGACTACGAAGCGGTGCTGCATGAGGCCGCCGCCGCCGCCCGCAAGGCGAAGGACGGTGGGTCGTGAGGCGACCGCGAGGACTCCGCTGGCACCGGCTGTTCTGCCGCCTCTGCCGGACCGCCCGATGACCCCCGATTCCGCCGCGCTCCTGGTCGTGCTCGGTGCCGTGGCCTGGGTGTTCCTGCTGCTGACCGCGGTCGTGGAGCGGCGGGGGTGGCTCCGATGACCGACCCGTGGCTCGCCGAGCGCGTGGTCATCCCGCTGCTGCTGCTCGGGTTGATCCTGGCCGCCGGGATGTCGGGTGGGCCGTCAGCATGACCGCCGTCCGCGAGCAGACCCGGTACATGACGCGGCGCGCGTTCCGCAACCTGACCCGCGCCGACTACCCGACCGCGCCGCGACACTCCGTCCGGCTGGTCACCTACGCCACGGACCCGGCCAACATCGGCGGGATGGTCCGCACGGCGGAGGCGTTCATGGCGGACCGCCTGACGGCATTGAAGTCTCCAGGTGCGACCGCCGTCGGCACCGACCGGTGGCAGCCGGCGGAATACGGCTGGCATCTCGTCGAGGCCATCGCCGCCGCAAAAGCTGACGGCTACACCATCGTCGCGCTGGAACAGGCGACCGATGCCCACCGACTGCCGTGCGACCTGCCCGAGCGCATGTGTCTCGTGAGCGGCAACGAGGGCAGCGGTATCCCGGCGTCCGTGCTTTCCGCCGCTGACCTCGCGATCGAGATCCCGCAGTACGGGTTCGTGGGGTCGCTGAACGTCGTCACCGCCACCAGCATCGCCCTCTACGAGTGGGCGTCGCAATGGGCCCGCCCCCGATGACCGAACCCCTGGCCTACGTCATCGCCGCCCTGGCCGTCGTGCTGCTCGCGGTGCTGGCGATGGAATCGACGGAACCGGCACCCGAGCCGGTGGACACGAGCCGCGGGCTGGCCGCGGAGTAGGAGGAGGAGGAGAGATGGACAGGCCCTATTGGTATCCGGCGGGCTCGCTGCCCGCTCCATATCTACCGGTCGCTCTGGACGATGCCGCTGTCGCGTTCCCGGCCAGTGTCGGCGCGCTGATGCCGCCGGTCGAGGCCATCCCAGAGGAGTTCGGACGGTTCCCTGGCACCAAGTGGAACCGCTTTGTGGTTGACCGTTTCTTCTCCGGGATCAAGTCCTGCAACGCGACCCCGCGCGAGGGCATCGACCCGGGTACCGCGTGGCGGCACTTCCACGCCGTCATCGGCAGTTGGGAGCCGAAGCACGAGTACAAGGAGGCCGCCGCTGCCTACCTGCTGTCCCTGTGGTTCGAGGACATCGAATGGGTCAAGGCAGCTGCCTGACCAAGTGAATGGCCCGGTGGCGCTTCCCGACAAGAGCGCGCCGACCGGGCCGGAGTGGAGAGGAGGAAGCATCTCATGAGCAGGATCAAGGACACCGCCATGACGCCCAGCGTCGAAGGGCAGGCGTTGATGCCTGTGAAGGTCCATGGGGCGTCACGCTCGGTGTGTCCGGTCTGTGGCGACGACGTGCGGACGACAGCCGTCGTCAGGCTGGCGTACACGCATGAGCCGTGCGACTGCCCGGCCGCTCCGTATGTCCATCTGACCGAGCAGCTCTGGCACCGGAACCACGTCCGATGAGTCTCGCCATCAGAGGGTCGGGCTGCACCTACCCGGCCAACCGACCGACCGGCATCTGCGGGCACCGGGCCGTGCGCGTCTACATCGGGCGCGGCGGGCTGGAGTGGCGCTGCACCGCCCATGACGGCCCGGAGGCGGAGGCGGAGGCCATCCGGCTGGGCTACAAGGCGCAGCGCATCGCGGCGCTGGAGCGGGTGGAGGGGCTGGCGTGAGCGCGCCAGCCACCACCCCCACGGCCGCCCTGCTGCTCACCACGTTCGAGGCGGAGGCCAGCCACTGGAACGCCATCGCCACCGACCCGGACGACCAGAACCGGTTCCTGCGGGAGGCGGCGCGCGCCCGTCGTGACCAGCTCGATTGGGCGGTCGCACAGCTCAAGGTCGCGCTGCCCGCCATCGAGGCGGAGGCGGTGGAGCGTGCCGTCGAGGAGAGCACGCGCATCGATGCGGTGCTGGAGTCGGTGGCGTGAGTTACCGCTGCACCCGCTGCGGCAAGGATGGCGCGGCGGCGCCGGCGCATCCCAGCCTCGATGACCGCTACGCCGTCGGCTACTGCTCGGGAGCCTGTACGCCCGTCCCGGAGACCATCGCCGGCTACACCCCCCCCCGCCCGACGGTGCAGCTCATCCGGGACGACCTGTTCGACCCACAGAGCCTGAACGAGCCACGGCGCCAGCGGCGCCGGTCACAGCTCATGCGGAAGTACGTCGACGGTCGACCGATGACCGACGCCGAGCGAGCCGAGGCCGAGGCCGTCTTCGCGGAGGTCTGGGCTGACCGATGAGCACCGAGCCAGGCGTCTCCCCGCACACGCCCACCCTCACCTTCACCCACGCCTCCGGTCAGCACGACGGCGAGTGCCAGGCGTGCCTCGACGAGGCCGCCATGGGCACCGGCTACCCCATCTGCGCGGACGCCCAGCCGTCCGACGACATCGACCCCGAGCTCGCGGCGCTGTGCGCCTGGTGCGGGCACACCGTGGAGGAGGTGGAGCCCCGGACCTGAACCACCGACGGAAGCGAGACCGACCACCTGACAGACCGACCGGAGACCGAACCATGGAAACGACCATCGAAGCCCAGTCCACACCCATCGGAGCCATCACCATCACCCGCGGCGGCAAGCCCAACGGCTACCGCGGCGATCCCGGCGTCTTCGCGGCCACGCTGGTCGCCGGCACTCGGAACGGGCCGTTCAAGTCGAAGGACCCCAAGAAGCCGGGTGAGGTCTTCTACATGCTGGAGTGGACCTTCGAGATCCACGGCCAGCCCGAGGACAACGCGCTCGTCTGGTACTCGACCACGGAGAGCACCGGCCCCAAGTCGGCGCTCTACGGGCTCATCTTCGCGCTCACCGGGAAGCAGCCCCCGGTCGGCGCCCAGCTCGACCCGAACCGCCACCTCATCGGCCGGATGTGCCTGGTGGACGTCCGGGAGAACGAGCGAGGCTACATCGACGTCCACGACGTGACGCCGATGCCAGCGGCGATGCTCGCGGCGATGGCCCCGAACGGGGCGGCCGCCGACGCGAAGGCCGCCTTGCCGCCCCCCGTGCCGGTCGCGAACGCCAACCCCGACCCCGACGACTCGCTCCCGTTCTGATGGATCTGGCTCCTCGCCCGATCGGGCGACCCCGTTCCTGCTCCTGTGGCACCTGCTCGAAGTGCAAGCACGCCGACTACATGCGGCGCTGGTACCAGAGCAAGACCATCAAGGAGCGACGAGCGTGGGTCGCGCTGCGCGACCCCGAGAAGGTGGCACAGCGCGAGAAGGCGAGGAGCGCCTCTCCGGGTAAGCGGCAATCGCTCGAGCGGTCCGTCGCCCGACACCCCGAAAGGTTCGCGGCCCGTAGGGCGGTCCATTCGGCGATCGCCGGTGGCCGCCTGACGCGGCTTCCCTGCTGGTGCGGCAACCCGAAGTCCGAGGCCCACCACCCTGACTACGCACGCCCGCTCGACGTCGAATGGCTGTGCCGTCGGCACCACGCCGACCGGCACATGGAGCTCGCAGCCGCATGACCATCACCACTCCGAAGCCCACCCGAGCCCCGAACCTGCGAGAGCGCTACGACGTGCTCGCGAGCTCGGGCTTCCGGTGCGACTACTGCGGCCGCGGCAAGGCCGATGGCGCCCGCCTGTCGGTGGATCACGTGGTGGCGCGAGCCGCCGGGGGGACCCACGACCGCGTCAACCTGGTGACCGCCTGCACGACGTGCAACCAGGGCAAGGCCGATCGCCCCATCCCCTACCCCCGGTGGGAGCGGATCGGCGCAGAGCGATGGGACCGCTGCGAGTGTTCCGGTGGCCCTGCGGCGCTCGAGGCATCCCCCACCGAGCCGATGCTGCTCTGCACCGCCTGCCGGTACCCAGCGTTCCAGCGCACCTTCGGCGCCGCCCGATGACCGCGGCCGTCGCTGCCCCCCGCCCGACCAACGAGGCGCGGATCAAGGCCGCGCTCTGGTTCGCCGAGCAGGGCTTCGGCGTGTTCTCCTGCTGGTCGACCTGGCCGGATGGTCGCTGCCGCTGTCCAGGCGGGCGTGACTGCACCCCCGGCAAGCACCCGATGACGCAGCACGGGCTCGACGACGCCACCACGGACCCCAAGGCCATCCGCGCGATGCTGTCGGCCGCGTCCGACCCCAACTACGGGCTGCTGCCGCCGGATGGTGTCTTCGTCTGGGACGTGGACGGCGAGGGCTGGGAGCAGCGACTCGCGGAGCTCGAGAGCCAGCACGGCCCGCTACCGGACACGATCCGGACCGCGACCCGTAACGGCCAGCACATCTACCTGCGGTGGCCGGACAGCCACCCGCGGCCGCTCAAGGCGATGTTCGGATGGGTGACCCGCTGGGGCACCGGCGCGTCGAACCGACGGGGGTACGTGATCGGCCCCCGATCCGTTCACGCGTCCGGCTTTGAGTACGCCCCGGTCGGCGCCTTCACGCTGGCGACGCTACCGGATGCCTGGGCCCGCGCTGCGCTGGAGGGTGAGACGGCGCTCGGGACCATCCGCATCGGTGGCTCGGCCGACCCCTCCACCGTCGCGATCGGCGGCCGCCACGACTGGCTGCGCAACCGAGCCCGATTCCTGGCCGGTGTCATCCGGGATCCCGAGACGCTGCTCACGGTGATGCTCGCGGAGAACGACCGGCTGCCCTCGCCGAAGACGCGCGATGATGTCGCCCGGGCCATCGGCGACGCGCTGGTGAAGTTCCCTGCGGATGAGGTGGAGACCACGGAGGATGGCGCGGAGCGCCGCGTGTCGGCCGCGACCGATGACCCCGGCATCCTGCCACCACCGACGTCCGACGCCTTCCCGGAGCCGCCCGATGCGATCGCGTTCGGCGGCCTCGTAGGCGAGTGTGTCCGGTCCTTGGCCGCGCACACCGACGCCTCCCTGGCTGGCCTCCTGGCGTCGTTCCTGGCCGTCTGTGGCGCCCTGGTGCCCTCCAGCGCCCACGCCCGCGGGGAGCAGACCAGCAGCCCGTTCATCGCGCTGGTGGGCGAGTCCGGTATCGGGCGCAAGGGCACCGCCATGAACCGGGGCCTGGGCGCCGCCCGGCTCGTCTGGCCGACCGAGGAGGTGGAAGACATCCTGCTCGACGGCCTGAACAGCGGAGAGGCGCTGGTGGCCGCCCTGCACGACCAGGCGGAAGCCAACCGGCGGTATCGCCGCGGCGATGGGCCGGTGGTCGGGCTCGTGTTCGAGGAGGAGTTCGTCAACATGCTCTCCTCCCGGGCCCGCGATGGATCGACGCTCGACGGGAAGCTGCGCGTGGCGTTCGATGGTGGGTCGCTGTCAAACCGGAAAGCCAACGATTCCAAGGTGGTCCGCTCAGGCTACGTCCTGCCCGCCCTGGCCGGCATCACGCCACTGGAGCTCCGGCAGCGCCTGGAGAAGGACTCGGCACACACGGGCGCCGCGAACCGGTGGCTGTACGTGCCGGTCGTCAAGCGCGACGAGATCGTGCCCGACGAACCACCAGAGCTCCCGCTGGAGCTGAACGTCGCCCTCAAGAAGGCGCGGGCCGAATCACCCCGCAGGCTCACCGTGACGCCGGCGACGGCGCGCCTGGTGTCCGAGTACGCCGAGCACGTCACGACGACATCCGCGGGTGTCGCCCGCGACCTGGTGCGGCGATACGGGACCATCGCGGTCCGGCTGGCGATGATCCACGCCGCCGTGGAGCGGTCGCCGGTGGTCGGTGCCCAGCACCTCGAGCGAGCGGTGGCCCTGACCGAGTACGCACGGCGCGGCATCGCGTGGGTGTTCGGCCAGACGATCGGCAGCCGCGACGCCGACCTGCTCCTGCGGCACCTCCGCCAGTCCGGGCCGCTGCGGAAGAACACCATCACCCGGCACATCATCCGGGACCCCCAGCGGCAGCAGGACGCTATCGACGAGCTCGTGCGCCTGGGGTATGCGGCCGTCGAGATCACCGCCCCGACCACCGGCGGGCGCCTCACGCAGCTCCGGGCGACCGGCCTGGGGGTGGCGTTCGTCCCGTTCGTCCAAGTATTCGCGGAATCACATGGCGTGAATCACGTAAACCTTGGACGTCTGGACGAACGACCCCCGATTGAGCACGAAATGGCGGGTTTCGGACTGGACGAACGGTGGACGAACGCGGGACGAACGGTGGACGAACGCGGTCATACGGAGCCATCCGAGGCGGTCGTCGACATCACCACCGGTGAGGTGGAGCCACGGGGGTCAGCCGAGTGGGCGGCCCCATGTCGCGCCTACACCGAGCACCGCGACCACCACCGGAACACCCCGGCCGGGTGGGTGTGCCTGGCCTGCGCGCCACAGGAGGGATGAATGCCCAGGGAGGTCGAGACCCACGCCCGCGAGCAGGCGAAGGCCAACGCTCGGTACGCGGTGGAGAACGCCGAGGAGAGCCCCGAGGTCGCGGCGCAGGTAGCGATCGCCTACGCGCTGCTGGACATCGCCGACGCACTGCGATCGGCGTCGAGGACGAAGGAGGAGGGAGCCAGACGATGAACGGTCCGGATGCGATCGACATGCGGAGGCAGGTGGCATGAAGGTCACCTTCCGGCCGCTGCCCACGTGGCCGCACGCCGAGACGAAGCCGCGCCGGCACGCCCAGTTCAAGGCGCCGTGGAACGCGACGCTCCAGGACCTCGAGTACGAGATCGGGCGCCTCGACGGCAAGGGCGTCGTCGTCGGTGCCGGGTTCCGCGAGAGTGACCTCCGCATGGACGGGATGCCCCGCGCCGACCGGCGCCAGGCGCCCTACCTGCATCCCGGCGTCGAGGTCAGCTTCGACAGCCGCTACGGCCGCCTGACCTACGCCACCGACCAGTACACCGACTGGAAGGCCAACGTGCGGGCGATCGCGCTGTCGCTGGAGGCCCTGCGCTCGGTCGACCGCCATGGGGTGAGCAAGCGCGGCCAGCAGTACGCAGGGTGGGCACAGCTCGGCCCTGGCGGCCCGGACGCCGATCGCGGCCGGCGCCTGGTCGAGCAGCACGGCGGGATCCGGCCAGCCCTCATGGCGACGCATCCCGACCACGGGGGAGACCCCCGCGACTTCGCCGACGTCCAGGCCTTCCGAGAGCGGGAGGGCGACGCCTGATGCAGACCGAGAGGAGGCACGCCATGAGCCGCGAGGCATCACGCCCCACCCCCATGCGGCGATACGCGACCAGCGGGACACCGGCCGGGGGATTCGACGCTCCCGGTCGGGTGCCCCTCATCTGCCCGGATTGTGAGTCGGATCGGTGTGGGTGCGCCCGATGAGCGAACCGACCGACATCCCCACCATCACCATCGAGACCGGGCCGCGCAACGCCCGGACCGATCCCGAGACCGGCCTGCGCTTCTACTCGTTCGATGGACGCGATCTGCCATCCGTCACCTCGCTGCGCCGGATGGCTGGACAGCCTCACGGGCTGGTCTCCTGGCTGCTGTCCCAGGTCATCGACCGAGCGGTCGGTGAGGTCGACACCCTCAACGCGATGCTGACCCGGGAGCGGCGCAAGCGGGAACGCGCACTGGAGACCAATCGCATCCGCGAGGCCCGAAAATGGCTGCGGGCGGCATCCACCGAGGAGCGTGACCGGAGCTCCGAGCTCGGGACCGCCGTCCATGACGCGGCCGCCCGTGGCCTGACCCCGGAGACGCTGCCGGACCCGTTCGTCTTCCGGAAGGACGGCAAGGACGTCGAGATCGCCGCGGCCGAGATCGCACCCCGACTGTCGCAGTACCTCGATTGGCTGCGGGTCTCCGGAGCCGAGATCGTCGCGTCGGAGTTCCAGGTCGCCAACCTCACCGTAGGCTACGCCGGCTCCTGCGACCTGATGATCCGGCTCCGGGACGGCTCCCGATGGATCGTGGACATCAAGACCGGCAAGGGCACCTACCCGGAGCATGCGCTCCAGGTGCTGGCCTACTCCCGGGGCGAGGTCGTCTTCACCGACGATCGGGTCGACGAGGCGCTGACCGCCGAGCTCCACGCCGCCCAGAACCTGGCCGTGCTGCATCTCGCCGACGATCACTGGGCCTTCGAGGCCATCCGGGCCGATGAGCCCCTGTGGCGGGCGTTCCTCGGGCTCCACGCCTTCGCGATGTGGGCCTGGGCACATCAGGACATGACGTCGCTGGTGCGGGCCCGGCGAACGAATGCGGTGAGCGTGGCTCCGAGCGACACACCCACGGAGGTGGCGGCATGAGCATCACGATCCAGCCAGCGCCCCGACGTGCGGCGAGACACATCATCGCGGACGTGCGCTTCCAACAGACCGCCGAGCGCGGCCTGCCGATGGAGCAGGCGCCGCTGCTCTGCGAGTGCGGCGAGGTGACCACGAGCGGCGACTGGAACCGGCACCGCGGGGTCATGGACCACGCCGAGGCATCGGCGCTGGGCGGTCGGGCACGGAAGGGTGCGGCATGAACGTGCTCGCCATCGACCCTGGCACCCGGCAGTCCGGCTGGGCCGTGATGGACGCCACAGAGGCGGTCCTGGCCGCCGGCAAGACCGACAACGGATGGCTGCTCGACTGCATCGCGGTCGGCTGCATCTCTCGGTCGGACGGCACCGAGGTCCCCTTCGACCATCTCGTCATCGAGGTGATGGATCGCATCTTCGGACCGTCGGATGCCGTGGTCATCGAGACCCTGATCTGGACCGGCCGGTTCCTCGAGCGGGCCGCGTCATCGGAGCGCATCGCCCGCAAGGTCGTCCTGACCCGGCTGTTCGGCAAGGTCGTCAGGAAGGCTGACGCCGCCGTCCACCGGCTCATCGTCGATCGGTACGCCGAGCGGGCCGGGGATCCGCTCGGGGGGCGGTCCGCGGCCGTCGGCACGGTCAGGGCACCCGGCCCTTTGTACGGGGTGAAGGCCGACGCCTGGCAGGCGATCGCGGTCGGCCTGGCATGGACGGAGCGAGAGGAGGCAGCAGCATGACGAACCGAACCACCCCACCGACCACCGACGACACCCTGCGCGCGGCGCTGGGTGAAGGGCTGGATCACGGTGAACTGCTCGCCATTCTTCGGCGCCATCATCCAGGCGCGGAGCCCGATACGAACCAGTGGCAGTACCCGGAGTGCGGTCACCTGAGCATCGTCCAGTGCTATCAGGCGCAGGTCCGTGAAGTCGCCTCCGCCCTCGCAGCCGAGCCTCGCGGGTCGGGGGAGGCGGTGAGGGTGATGACGTGCGCGGAGCATGAGCGCCTGCACCGTCCGAACTCTGCCATCGACTTTTACTGCGTGGCCCATGGAGCCAATCGCGAACTGCCCGACGGCTCGTACTGCCACGACACGGACGGCGATGGGTGGTGCCACCCGGATTGCCCCGCATGCCCTCTCGACTGCCCGCACTCCCCCTGCCCGGTGCCCTACGACGACGCCCCC